GGATGGGCCGACGAACCCTTTCAAAGAGGAAAAAAAATGGGAAATAATATAAATACAATAATTCATCAGCATATTGCTCCTGAAATCGCCAAAGATGTCGGGAAAATGAAAAGAGTTCTTAACGAAGCCATCCAAGACATCCCCAATTTTTATTCGGCAAAGGCGGGAAATTAAATGAGTAATCTAGTTCCCCAAATATCCCAGGCGGCTTCGGCGCTCTCGAATCTCGCCTTGATCTCGCCTATCCAGAACTACGGATACGGCCCTATATCCTCGCTGGGCGCGAGTTTCGGGCAGGCCATTGGTAACGGCTGGGTATTCACCTACGAGGGGGAAAATACTTTCGAGGCCTCGGCTGAAACCACGGACCATTACATTGAAACCAATTCGGCGGTGAATCAGCACATAGCACTGGCCCCGGAGGTCATTACCGTCCACGGGTACAAAGGGGAAATAGAAAACCTGTTTCCTTCCCTTGTTATTGCCGGCCTTCCGGTCCAATCGGTTTTGGGGGCCATCTCTAATTTCTCCCCGAGTTTTTCAGTATCGGCCACGAATACCATCAACCAGGCGAATCAGGTCTACCAGGAAGCCACGGCGGCCGCCAATGCGGGCGTGGGGGCCTGGAACACATTGAACGGGGGAAATGGGCCAAACGTCATAACGGGACAGGGAATCACTTTGGGAGAGAACCAAAACAACCAGCAATCCCTTTTCGCCCAAATCTACGGTTATTTCCGCCAACAAATCGACCAAACCAATCCTATCCTTTTCAATGTCCAAATCCCTTGGGCCATAGTAACCCCTTGCGCCCTAATACGGATGAGGGCCATCCAAGAAGAAACCACCAATACCATGACGGACTTTTTCCTGACCTTCAAGCTCATGCGCTTCGTTTCGACTTCGATTGATAACCTGGTTTCGGTTGGAAGGGCCGCGAATTACAGCTCACCCTTAAGCCAAAACGGGACTATCACACCTAAAAATTCCATAGGTCTTTCGGATGCCATAACGAATGCGGGGAATTAATGAACCTCATAACCGGAATCACGGCCCAGCCAAACCAACAGACCGCGGTGATCCTTCCAGATGGAACCCGGCTAGTTATCCAGTTGCTTTACAGCACCCAGCAAATGGGATGGTTTTTCGCATCCTTGAATTGGAATAACGGCCAGTGGCAGGAAGGCGCCCGGCGCATAGTGAACCATGGCAACATGCTCCGGCAATACAAGGACATCTTGGACTTTGGGATAGCCTGCTTCACAGTGGGAAACCGGGAGCCGACCAACATCCAGGACTTTTATTCCGGGACTTCCAAGCTTTACATCCTTACCCCGCAAGAAGTAAAGGACTTCGAAATCTTCCTTCAGGGGCAGAAGATAAATGCTTAAATCCCAACTCACCTGGAAAATGCAGATTGAGGACATAAACGGGGACACCCAGGAATTCGGCTATCCTTTGACGGTGGATTTCGGAATTCACCGGAACACTATGGCCGGGACACAGGACGCGGATTTCACGGTCTACAACCTGAGCCAGACCTTGAGGAATCTCCTTCGTAAAAATTACATCGCCATGAACGATTACCGGCAAGTGGAGTTTTTCTGCGGCTATGCCCCCAATGCGCCATCCATTTTCAAGGGCCAGGTTCTTGTCTGCGGCTCCGACCGGGATACGGTGGATTGGATGACAACCATCACTTGCAAAGACCCTGGACTTATTTCAGTGAATGACGTTTCGATTAATTTTGGGGCGAAGTCTAGTTATTTGGGGAATGTGAAACAAATCCTTAAATCTTTCATGCCGGAAGTTTCCTTGGGGGCAGTAGGCCATATTTATGATGAGCAACCCACACTTTTAAAAGCAAACCAATTTACAGGAGGCGTCACAGATGTTTTAAGCCAGTTGACGGGCGGGAACTTCTCCGGTGGAAACTTTTTTTTCGAGAATCAACGGGCTTTCATCCTCCTGGATAACGAATGCCTGCCATCCGAGGGTTTTGACGTTTTGAATTCAGCTTCCGGCCTATTAGGAAGTCCATACTATGAGGATACTTTTACTCATGCCGCAATGCTATTTGAACCCAATATCCGCATGGCACAAATCCTGGATCTCGAGTCCTTGACCCAGGAATGGTTGAATGGAACCAAGAAAGTGGTGGCCTACGAACACACCGGGACTATAGGGGGTTCAGTCCAAAGCGCGGCCATAACGAACGTGACTCTTTACGCGCCATTGGACAGCAAGGGTTTTCAAATCCTTGGATTGGGGAACGTGTTTTGAAAAAGAATCTTAACTTCACGAAGGCAAAACCAATCGACGTTCAAAATTTCCACGCCGATAATATCCTTTTGGCCACCAACTGCCACCAACTCGGAACCATCCAATCCTTTGACGCCTCGACCCAAACGGCCTCGGCCACCATTGACTATCCCAAGACCATCAACGTATTTGACGAGGTTTCAGGGAATACAATACAAAAGGTGGTTACTTATCCTCCCCTCGCGGATTGCCCGGTTAGATTCGCCTTCGGCTCAAAGGGTGGATTCACGGAACCTGTTAAAAAGGGCGACAAGTGCATGATCCTTTTCAATGACCGGGACATGGACTTATGGTTTACCGGGGTTGTAGGGAAGCCTGTGAATTCAAACCGTCTCCATCATTTCTCCGATGCGCTTATCCTGGTTGGATTCAATCCAAAGACCTTGGCCATCCAAAACTTTGACAATACGCGACCCATGATCCGGGATTTTTCAGGCCAGACAATTATTGGATTGAGCGCCGATGGTTCGAGGGTGAACATAGAGAACTCCGCGCAAAATTTGGGTACAATACTTCAAAGTTTAATAAGCCACATCCAAGCGCTTACGATTGTTGGAAGCTCAGTGAGTCCGGCAAGTGTGGCGTTGCTTGCCCAGGATGCCGCGAATTTGGAGGCATTACTCGAATGATTATTTCCGGAAACGCTGTTCGCACTTTATCGCCGGTAGGGGATTGGACACTTGGGGGGGGAACTTCGAGTTATCTTCAAGGAAACTCCGCGATTGCCCAGCAAATAAACTGCGGCCTTCTTCAATTCCTCGGGGAATGTTTTTGGGACGCGGGAGCCGGAATTAATTGGGTAGGATTCCTTGGAAGCAAGAACCCGGCGGGGCTGACCCTGGCCATTTCCGCGGTGATATTGAATTCCCCGAATGTGGTTGGACTCGCGGACCTTCCGGCTTATAGCCTTACGGATTCCACCCGTTTATTCTCCGTGAATTGGGCGGTAAACACGATTTTCTCAAGAAATTTCCGGGGCAGCTTTTTAGCTCCCGCAGGAATGGCGGTTTAAAATGCCAAATTTACTCGACCAAAATGGCTTACAAGTAGCAACCCAAACGGAACAAGTCACGTTCCTTACGGGCTGGTACGAATCCATTTACGGCCAGGGCATTGACCTTTCCTCAAGTTCCCAAGATGGTCAAATGCTCCGGATTTACGTCCAAGTGGTCATGGATATCGCCGATGTTATCCAAGGGGTTTACAATTCCCGGGACATCAACCAGGCGGTTGGAACTCAACTGGATACTCTGGTTTATTGGATTCAACGCCAAGGCGGGACATACACGATCCAAAATCTTTTGGTGACGGTTCCGGGGGCTATGACGCTCTACGGCTTGGACCAAACCGCTCTACCTGTTTTCTCGTTCCAAGATCCTCAAGGAAACGTCTACCAGCTCCAAACCACGCAGAACCCGGCGGGCGCCGGTTCCTATTCCTACTCATTCCAAGCCCAAAATCCGGGGGCCGTTTCATCGGCCCTTAATACCATCAATATCCCGGTCACGGTGGTTCCGAATGTGGCCGGAAACAATCCAACAACCTATACCACTTTGGGCCAGGATGAGGAAACGGACTTTGATTTTAGGTTACGAGCTCTTGCTTCCGTGGCCATCCCCAGCCAGGGATTTTTCGGGGGACTCTATGCGACACTCGGAAATGTCCCCCAGGCGGCGAAAGTCCAGGTCTACGAGAATCCCGAGGACACCGTAAGCCCAAATCAGTATTGTTCCGTGGCGGGTGTTCCGGTCCATGGGATTTGGTGTGTGGTCCAGGGAAGCGCTGCGCCCGCCGACGTAGCCCAGGCTATTTACTCCCAAAGGTCTTTAGGTTGCAACATGCGGGGCGCACAGGTTTATAACGTCACCCAGGATGACGGCTCACTGTTCCCCATTTTTTGGGACTTCGTTTCCAATGGCAGGCTTTATATCCAGATGACGGTTCAATCCATAAACGGGACAACGCCGCCGAATATCGCAGCCATCTTGGCCCAGCTCCCGGGCCTTCTTCTTCCGACATCAGGAACCGAAGTGAACATCAACGAAGTGGCCACTTTGGTTCAGGAAATTGACCCTAATACCCTAGTGACAAGTTGCGGGCTTTCCCTATCCTCGACCGGCCCTTTCACGGCCCTGGTGAATCCATCAAGCGCCGCCGAGCAATTAAGGGTGGCTTCCGCTGATATTTACATCCTTCCCATGGCCCTTTTACCCCAGACCTCAGCCGTGGCGGCCGGAGGCCCTGTCCAGTTTTATGCCTATGGCGGGATTCAAACCGGATACGTTTATTCAATCTCGACGAATAACAGCGGGGGAACCATCAACGCCTCGACCGGCGCTTATGTGGCGGGCTCAACTCCCGGGGTTGATACGATCACGGTAACGGATTCCAATTCCAATACGGCCACGGCCTCGGTGGTGGTGTCTTGAAGAGGGCTTTAACTTTAATCTTTTTCCTATGGGCCTCAAGCCTTTGCGCCCAAACCGCCTATACCTTGGGGGGCTACAACTCCACGGCGGTTACTATCACCCTTCAGGTAGGGGGCGGAAACCGGCTTCCGGGTGCCCCGGTGACTTGCTACTATTGGGACTACACGGACTTTCCAACCAATCCCCTTTCAGACCAATACTGCGAAATCATTCTTGTTACCTGGAAAAACGGGGACCTGATAGCGACCCAGCGCGGCTTTCTTTCCTCGGCTTTCAACCACAACACGCCAAACACGACCTACGCCATCCAAGCGGTTTCAAACGTCACTCCGATTCCAACCCAAACGCCTACGCGCACAGGAACGCCTACCCTTACCCCCTCGGGAACCTGGACACCGGTGCCCACGAATACATCCGTTTGGACCCCCACAAATACCCCGACTTCAACGCCGGTTCCAATCGTTCCAACAATTCCCCCTTATCCCACTTTTCCGCCGTGGCCTACCTTTCCGCCATGGCCTACCCCCCAGCCCGTTCCAACCATTCACGAAGATGCTCCAGTGAGTTTTGGAAGTCTTGCGGTTACGGTCATTCTCCCAAACAGCGGGGGAAATACGATCATCCCAAATTCCAACAACTACACGATGCTTACAGTATGGCCCCTGAGCTTTCCCGTTACTGAAGGAATAGCAGAAGACAGCCTTGAGTGTTATGACCCGATAGGTGGCGATCCTATCAAAATGTTTCATCAAGATAGCTCGACGTATCTTCAAAATTTATTGTTTTTAAATGATGGATTCGAAACACACAATACAGCGAATATATCTGGGTTAGTCTCTGTGGCTATTCAAGTTGAATGTACTTGTCCAATTTGTGGTGACACACCGGTCTGCGATAGCGGTTCTGTAACTTCCTTGGTTGTTTTCTCCTATGGTCCAGACCAATCCAACTATGAGCGGGACCAGATTCTAAAAGACTTGAATTACATGGCCACCCATCCGCCAACCGACACACCCACGAACACGCCTACTCCTACCAATACCCCCACCCTCACGCCCACGGGCTCACCTACATGGACACCAACTGGAACCCCGACCGCGCCCCTCGTGGTGGTGAGGACCGACACGTTCACGATGACCCTTACGCCATCCCCCACGGGCAGCCCCACCTTTACGCCAACGAGCACGCCTACTATCCAGCAAGTCGTGGTGATTCCTCTCACTAACACGGTTACGAACACCACCACAGCCACAACAACTAATACGCCTACGGGTTCACCAACCGTAACGCCTTCTTCTACTCCAACAAATACGCCAACAATTGGAGTGGGAATAGGTTCCATCCCCAACTCTACGGGAGCGAACCCGAGCCAGCCGTTGGCAGGGGCGCATGTGGTACAAAGTTATGGCTCGAATGTGGGGACATCAGCCGCCCAAACACCAAATTATTATTATGTGATTGAATCCCAATGGTGCTATCCAATTTCTTTCGCTATTACCCCAACCACGGGTAATCCGGTAACGCTTTCTTTGACGGGGGCTGTTACCAATTTCCATTTATATTATCCATGCTATTTGACGGGTGGGTCGTTTGAAACTCAACAAATAGTTGGAATAAATACAGCCAATAACGCAATAACTTTTTCTAATGTAAACGGTACAAGTCATACGAACATCTATTCTAATGAGTATTCAAGTCCAAGACCCAATGCGTCAACCCGTCCACACTCTGGTAATATTCCCGTTTTTACTTGGTGGTTTTATTCCCACAATCTTCCCAGTGGAGATGAACGTGCGCTACCCTTCGATTTGGGTGGGACTTGGAATAACACAGCTGGATATATTGGGGATAGTATTTTTTCAGTCGGTTCCCCAAATATTTTTCTCCCCTCCCAATCCTTTCCCGCAACTGCTTTGGGGACTCCAATCACGATGGGTTCTGCTTGTAGTAATTTTGAAGTGCAATGGGACATCACAGCAAGCACCACGGGTGTTACGGCTGGCCTCTTGGCCTCCTACGATAATGGCGCAACTTATCCAACCACCATTTTAGTTCAAAATGGGATAAATGCCGGGGCACCGGTTACAGGTATAAACTGCCTAGTGGGGCCTTACTCGGTTAAACCTTTTGTTTCCGGTTGGACAGTCGCGGCAACGATCACGCCGGTTGTTGGATACATAGGAGCGAAATGATGAAAAAACTATTATTCTTGGTCTTATTCCTTTTTGTTGGCCCGCTCTTTGCCCAATTCAATAATGGAAATGGAGGGGGTTCGGTAAATATTCAGGTGACAGTCGGAGTAGTTGCCGAGACAACAGTTAATATAAATACTTTATCCGTAACGCAGATCGGGGGTTCAAACGAGCCCACGAATACCCCGATAATAACACCTACACCGGAAAACTTTCCGGGTACAAACGCTGATTTGATTTTCGCGGGTTCTAACTTCTTAGGAACGGGTTTCACCTATACACCGACTTCCACTTTCACTAGCACCTTCACGCCAACGCCCTCATGGACGGCCACTACAACATCAACTAATACTTTTACCCAAACATCCTCAAATACTTTTACGAATACCACAACCAATACGCTGACTAACACCGCAACGAGTACGGCAACGGCCACGCCAACAAGCACTCCGACATTGACTTACACAAACACCGCGACCTCAACGCCTGTAATTATGCAAGTATTCCCATTAGTTTTTGCCGGTAATAACTTTTTAGGCCAAGGTCTAACTTACACACCGACATTCACACTTACAAATACCCCAACCCCGACATTTACTCAAACCCCAACACAGACGGCGACGAACACGGCAACCAATACAGCAACGAACACGGCTACGCTGACTTTCACAAGCACGATTACAAACACACCCACAAGCGGTCCCGTTTCCTGTACCTCGTTTGTTGATTCGGGGGCAGCTACTTTAGCGGGCGGGGTCACGGCCACGACAGGAGTTTTCTCGGGGGTGGTAAGCTTGTTTAATAACCTTTTCCTTTCCAGCGGAAGCGTACTCGACGCCGATACTACAACGGTTACGGCCAACGCTCTTTTTTATAATCCTGTTTCTTTTGGGTCGAGCGTAAGCGTTTCGGGACAGTTTCAGGGTGCGGCTGTTAGTTGTACGAGCTTGGCGGACACAGGAACTTTATCCTGCACAGGGTTAACTTGTTCAAGTGTCAATTCGAGCGGACCTGTTACGGGAACGACCGGTGTTTTTACCAGTTCGGTTACATGCCCTGCTTTTATTGATTCTGGACCGGCGACATTTTCAAGCACGGTACAAGTTGGTACGGTTGCCGCAGGGTCAATAACTACGACAGGTTCCGATGGGAATGGCCCGGCCACATTCAAGAACGGGTTTTATCTTGGGACAGGGACAGCCGTCAATTCATTCGGGCATGGGAGCGTCACGGTCACGACGGCGGGGACTTTCGTGAAAATTACAGATGCCAACATGACAACGACATCGAGTTTATTTCTTGCGTTGAAATCAGCCGCATCACCCACCAGCCAAACCTATTCAGTGACGATCTTTTCGGGCGGGGCTTCCGTGACCTCGAATACGAGTGCCACGACCTGGTATTATGGAGTGTTTTACTAATGACATTGAAAAAATTCCTCAAATACTCTGCGGCCATTTGGCTGGCCTTCGCTTTATCGGCGGGATGCGCCAAGGTCTGCTTTGGGGACACGTTCATGCCTGATTTTTCGGGAACGCCAAAGGCAACGAGCCAGGGATATTTCGCCGGTCAGGGTGGAGTTTTTATGGGACTATCGGAATTGGGAAAAGCCCTGTTTGATGACGACCCCAGGGGAAAAGAACTGGACTTCCTGCCCGGCTTGGCTCTTATCGGGGGAAGTCTTTTAATCCATCAGCCCTACTTTTGGGAAGGCGGGGCCAACCGTTCACACGTGTTGCAGGAGCAGGGATACGAGACGGCGGGGGCCTTAGTTCCATTGTTCACTTTTTGAATCCAAATTTTGTATCCCCTGAAAATAGGGGAATGACAGTAATTAAATTTCGTGTTTTAATTGAGGGACCATGACAACGGATGAAATTTTAGAATATTATGCCAACCTACTCCCGGCCGAGTACCGAAGCCAGCCAAACGCCTACGCCACGATCCAGACCTTGGCGGCCCTCGGATTATTCCCACAGGGCGGGAATGTCGTGACCGACCCGCAAACCGGAGATCCGCTTTTCAATAACGGCCAGCTTGTCATTGACAGCCCATACGGTGAACTCTTGCCATTGGCCCTGCAAAAAGCGTTTGACATTCAAACGGCAGTTGGACAACAACTGGACTACTTGGCTAAACCCATAGGGGCTAAACGATCCGGCTATACTCTTTCCGGCCAATGGGTCACCCTGGGGGATTCCGATTTCCGGCTCTTGCTTCAGGCGGCCGGGGCCAAGAACTTCTTGCGGGCCACAACCAAGGCCATTACCACTTTCGTTTCCCAATTCTTCCAGGGCTTATTGAGGGTCACGGATAATTTGGGGATGCACATGACTTTTACTTATCTTTCTTCCTTGGGCTCCCATATTTGGATTGAGCTTTTTATCAGCCAGGGATTCTTGCCGAGTCCCCTTGGGGTGAGTGCCGGGGAGGTTATTATCGGAACGAATTTCTTTGGCTTCCGGACCTCGACAACGCCGCCGCCTTCCTGGGTCCGTCCGTTCTGCCTGTCCATGGCGCCGGTTCACAGTTCAACGCCTCTTTTACTTTCAACCGATAGGGTGGCCCCATGAGCAAAATCCTAAGAAAAACCGCGTCCATCTTTGGCGGGTCCGCCCTTGCCGGCCCCGGCGGAATTGCCCAATTTGGAAGCACGCAGGCCGGAAGCCCGGTTTATTCCCTTGACCCCGCGATAATCGTGGCCCTTCCGGCCTGGGCGAACGGGTGGGGGGCTGGGGCCATTTCCCAATTCCCCGTGGAAGAGGAATGGAACGGCGTTGATTACTACAATTCATACCAGAGCGCCTATCTTCTCCAACAAGGCATTGCGGAATGGGATTCAGGAACCACCTACTACACGAACTCCATTTGTCAATATGGCGGATTAGTTTATCAATCCCTGGCCGATGGGAACCTGAATAAAACCCCGGATTCTTCTCCCTCGTATTGGAAAGTTATAAACGGGTCCGCTGTGAAAGGGGAGAATCTTTTTAGGAATGCCGGGTTCGCGATTGCTCAACGGGGAACATCTGGAACGATTGCGGCAGGACAATCAGGTTATACCTTGGATGGCTGGATAGTAGGGGCCACAGGAAATTCAGTTCTTTGGGGGAACTCATCTTCTCACGTAGCCAATGTTGCCTT